GAGAAAGATTTTTAGGCGCAAGAGCAACAAATACTCAGGCTTTGCAATGGCCAAGAGATGGTGTCAGAAAACCAGATACTTATATAAATACTTATTCAATAGGCTTTCCTTTCCGTGTAACAACTGATTACTATACGTCTACAGAAATACCTTCACAAGTAAAAGAAGCTGAGGCAATATTGGCTACCTATTTGAATAACAACAAAAACGGACTAGGATTAAGTGGACTTGAAGATTACAAAAATGTAAAACTTGGTAATCTAGAAGCAACACCAAATTTCTATGGTGCTGTTGGCGCAGATCGAGTGCCACCACTTTTTGAAAGATTTTTCACTGATCTTAGAATTAGTGGACCCGGAAACATAGCTATTAAAAGGAGTTAAAATGACTTATTTTTCCAAAGCCAAAATTATTACAGACACTTCAACACATAGTGGTAGTTTTAAAAAAATTACAGCGTTAGAAGATACTGTTATTCATACATTAGGCTCTGAGGTATTAACAGGTACCAGTACTTCAATTACTTTAAATTCAAATGTCTCATTAGAATTTGATATGACTTCTGTAAAACTTACAAGTGGCTCAGTTATTGCTTACGAAATATAATGAGTAAGTTTCGAGGTTTCAGACAAGCATCAAGTAATATTTTAAAAGCTTTTGGCGGTGCTGTTACTTATCAGCAAATACAATCTGGAACTTATCGAACTGCAACAGGTACTGTAAGTGAATTAGTAACTTCTCATTCAATTGTTGGTTTTCTTGAAAATGTAAAGAGATCAGAGGTTACAGAATTGGTACAGCAAAATGATAAAAAATTAACAATAACAAGAGGTGATATAGACTTTGAACCTACACCAACAGACAGAGTTATAGTTGCAGGTGTAACTTATAATGTTATTGCTGTAGATAAAGATATGGTTGAAGGTCAGGACATTAATTACTTTTTATATTTACGAGCATGAGAAGAATTAAAATAAAAGATATTGGTAGGTTTTCTGAAGAACAGTTCAATAAAGTTATTAGGTTTGCTGTCATTGAATTAGACGCAAGATTAAAAGAAGGCTCACCTGTTGATACTGGTAGATTTAGAGGTAACTGGCAAATATCACAAAACAGTAAATCAGTGCCAAATATTTTTGGTCCATTTCAAAATAATAAAGATCTGCCAAGATCATCATTGCCACCAATAAGAACTAATTATCAAAAAGAAAAAGCAGGTAATACCTATTCCATAATTAACAACTTGCCTTATGCTGAAGCTGTCACATACGGAACTAACATACCAAAATCTTGGGGTGGTACATTTAGAACAAGGCAAGATAAAAGAGCAGGTTGGCCTGATCCACAGGTTCGAGCAGTTAGTATTCTTGTAAGTAAAATTAAACCTAAAGAATAATGGCAGCAACAGATTTAAACACAGTAAGAAAAAATATTGAAGATAGATTATTTATGGAATCTCGTAAGTCTCCACCAATAACCGTTGTTTTTAATAATATGCCATTTAAACCTGTTACAGCTTCAACATTTGTGCTGTCAGAAATTGATTTTAATAACGGTGAATATATAACACTTGGAGGTACTACTTCTTCAAATAATTTAATAAGAGGTCAATTGACTCTAAATATTTACACGAAATCAGGAACTGGTATTGGTGCAAATTTAACTGTTGGCACAAGATTAAGAAATTTATTTAACAGACAAATAAGTTTGGAAGGAATATATTTTGAACCACCTAATGGACCTACAGTATTACAACAAGCAGCACCTACAAGTCCAACAGAAACAGATTTTAATTTTAAAAATATTACTTTTGAGCCTAGATTTGGTACATCAAATCAAACTGCTATTGCTGGCATTTCCTCTAGTGAATCAGAAACGGCTGTTAGTGTAGTAGTTAC